ACATTAAATGTAGTTTGACCTGCTGATGCTGTCTGTTCGTTGACAGTAAACGCATTAGAGGATAAAATTAAGTCAGATGAACTAGGACTTATGAATACTAATGTATTGTTACCACTAAGATTAAGTAAGGAGCCAGTAGAACTAGAAGTTAAAGTACGACTCAAATATGTACCTGAGTGTGTGTATACACCAGTACCAATCTCCCAGTCGCTATTATTATTGTCTTCTATTACATATCTTACAGTGTCTCCATCCACAACCCCACCAGCATAAAATGTTTGGTAGCCTTGAACAGCCGAACCTAAAGTTATCTGTCCAGTGCCTGTACTAGAAGTATAGACCTTTACTCTGTCTGCGAGGACTACCATTAAATTATACCTATGCTATGCGGATAACAGCGTTACTAGCGTCTGCTGTTGGAAACACAATAGTAAAGTCGCCATTTGTTGAAGTAACAGTTGAGCCAAAGGCGAATACTGCTATTGCTTTATTTGATTGTGATGCATTATATATTATTGCACCATCTGCTGAAACTGTTGCGTTGGAAAATACTTCATCTGCGAAATCAACAAACGCAGTACTACCAGATAAAGTTATTGTAGCAGAATCTAAGACCTGTCCACCTGCGGAGTAACCAGCACCTGAAGATTCGTCAGAGTTACCTGTTACGTTAGAGTAGTTAGTACTTGATGCATTATAAGTTCCTGAGTGAGAACCTTTAATAAGAGCTATCTTTAAACTGTCTGTATCTAAATCATGCACACCCCCAAGTAGCTCTTGCTTGAAGCTGTTGCACATTGCCGTTGTAATTGCCATTTGAGAATGTCCCTATAATGTTAAATGTACAAAGAGGCCAGCATTAAGCCAGCCTCTAAGTAAGTCTTGATTAAGCAACGTTGTATATTGCCGATACTAATCCTTCAGGGCGTAAAATCTTACGTCCATATAGATGCATACCACGTACAATATCAGCGAATGAGTCAGGATCACGATAGTTTTCAACTTTGTTGATCTGCTCTGCTGAAGCAACTGCGTCTTCTTGTCCTGCTAGGATAACACCGTAGTGATCTCCTTGTGCAAGCGCACCTGCATGTCCTGCGCCATTACCTTTAGAAGGTAAGTTGTTAGACACATGCACTCTGAAGCCGTGTAAGTTGTTCATCACTAGTCCATTTTGTAGACCTGCTCCACCGAAGTCAGCGTTCAGAAGACGTGAATCTTCGTCTTTCATCATTTCCATGAAGATTGAATCCACAACAATGTAACGTCCACGTGAGTCCACGTTTGCTACATCCATCTGACGTGCCATACGTGCAACAACTGTTAATGGTGAAACAGTAGCTGAAGATAGCGAAGTAGCGCCAGGTAGACGAATTGCTAATGGAATAGAATCACCAGTAGCATATGCTGTAGATGCTGAGTCTGCAGAACCTAATGCACCAAAGTCAGTAACATCTAATTGGTTAGTCTTTAAAGATTCACCGTTTATGTTACCTGCTGTTGGATGCTGTGCAGTACCTGATACAGTTGTGATTAATGCACCTGATGTATCATAGCCTGTCATATATGACAATAGGTCTACATCCATTGCGTCAGCCATTTTATATGCTGCTCTATCTGCAGCCATGCTAACGAAGTCTACTGATGCAAATTGATCTTCAATGTCATCCATTTTAAAAGCAAAATAGTTAGCTTGATCAATGGTTAACTGGAAGTCACTATCATCTAGGTCTTGAACAGTGATTGCTGTCTTACGCTCAAGAGCGTTGACTGTTACATCAGGCTCTTTTTGGATGCGTACAACATCACCTTGATTTGCAATCTCTCCAAAGTAAGAGTTGTTTGTGATTGCGTTTGCCACAGCAGCTTTACGTAAAGCAATCTGTGCTTGTTTGGAATAGATAATCGGACTGAAATTGCCGTCAAATCCTGTTTTGCCAGAGGCAACTGAAATAGCCATAGTTAATTCTCCTTATAGATATGGCGTTAAAGTAATGCTACATATCCACCATGAAGAGGCTCTTTGTAATAAGGTAGTCAGTCTTGCGTTGAGGCTGCGCTGCCTCTATGCACTGGGCTTATACTAGGAGGTAGTTCTTTTTGTGTGGCTAGTGCTTGATTAAGCATACACACTAATCATGTGTATATACTATAGTTTTATCTATGATACTTAAATTGTCAACTACTTTCTAGTCATATCATAAATAAAATTACCAGAGCGTTGGGCTTCCATTATATCTTCTGCCCTCTTCTCATATTCTTTAATAGACATGTTTGCTACCTCAGACTCACGAATCATCTTTTTAGTTTCGTCTGCTTCTGGTTTAGCTCCCTTAGTCTTTACTGAAGACGCTGCTGCTTTTTCTGCTGTATTGTCTTTCTTAGGTTTAGTATTAATTCCTGTGTCTATTTTATAAAGATCAATAACACGTGCTACAGACTTAGCATCTTCTGTATTTTCATATAAAGCATCCTGTACCCACTTAGGCTGTTCTTTTGCCCAGTTATGAAAAGAGTCATCTTCACGTATCTGTATAAAGTCAGGGTGTATCCCAGCTAACTCAGCTTCTGCTTTTTCACGTTTAGCTGTAATGCGTAACTCTTCTAACTCAGCCATACGTTCTTCAAGATCTTTAGCTGTAGACTTAGATTTTTTATCAGCTATAGTTTCTATAATAGCAGCTACATCAGGGTACTCTTTACTCCAAGCATCTAACTCTTCATCAGTCTTTGGTAGTACAAGTTCTTGCTTTGCTGCTTTACCTAGTTGAGTTTCTAGTGCTTCTATCTTAGCAGCAAATTCTTTTTCTTTATCCTGTTGATGTCTACGTAGATCACCATAACGTTTCTTGAAGTTCTTCTCTTCTGCACTTAGCTCATCTTCTTCTTGTGCTTTAGCTTCTGGTTTTTCTTCTTGTTTGGTATTACTTTCTGCCTGTACTGGTTCAGCATTAGGCTCTTCGCTACTGGGTTTATCTTCAGTACTTTCTTCATCAACTTCACCTTTAGCAGCCCTAGCTAGTTTTCTTAGTTCTTCTAGTTCTTGCTCGTCTTGTTTAATACGTGCCTCGTTGTTACGTTGGGATGCAGAATCAATTAACACTTTGTTAATGTCCTGCTTTTCATGGATCATAGTTCCACCTTCAGCCATTTCTTTTCTCCTTATGTTGGGGTCAGCCGAAGCTGAGTGGCCTTATAGTTATTTGGATTTTTTATTCTTCATCAAGCCGCCTTTGTTAAGACCTGATATGCCGAACCTAGTGTCTAAACCTGCACTTCCAGATTTATCTTTGCTACTTAATCCTCTTGTTGCAACTTTTGCTGTGTTAGTTTTGTTTCTAGTAGACTTTCCTTGTAGGTCTGATGATTTACTTTGTCTATCTTTTCTTCTTTGTTGATCTGCTGTTTGTCTGCTAGGAGTAAAGGGAGTCGGAGTGTTTGATGTAGGCTCAACAGGAACCTCATCATATGTAGCTCCACCAAACGCACTGTCTGCTGCAGCCTGTGATGCATCTTCTATTTTTTGTAGAATCTCAGGATCTAGACCTGCGTCTGATTGAGTAACTTCTGGTGTGTAAGGATTACCACCACCTGGTACGTAGGGGCTACCGCCTACCATAGTAGGGTCAGCATAATCTACATCACTAGTTTTAGGTTTTGGTATTTGAGATGCTAGTGTTGATAGTTCTTTACCTGTAACCTTATCAAATATGGTTTTAATTAACCCAGGTTCTTCCCTATTTGAAAGCTCTAGTAGATTTTCTAGTCTCATCTTATTTACTTCAGTCGTTGCTGGATCACCTATTCTGCGTTCTATTTCCTCTTTCACTCTACGTGTTTGATCCCACATAGCTATTTTGCCAAAGACAGTAGCCCCTACCAACTTAGCTCCTAAACTCTTCTGACCATTTACCATATCTTTTAGTTCATCTAAGGATAGCTCTTTATAGTTTATGGGGGTAGGTGCTGGTGCTGAAGTGCCACCACCTCCACCGCCTCCACCTGAAGAAGGTTGTGCTTGCGTAGTCCCTGTTACTGTATCTCCTACAGGATAATATCCATCAGGAATAGGTGTTACAGGTTCACCATTTAGAAACATAATAATTATTTTATGTCCTGCAGCATTCATGTAAGTACGTGCTTCGAAAGCAGAAGTAGCTGTTACCCCTTGTGCAACATTGCCAGCTTCTGACATATCAAAGCCGCCTTTTTGAGCAAACACATCTCCACCTTCATCAAACTTACCACCGAAGTTTATTTGCTCTGCTATAGACGCTCCTTTTAGTTTACTCTCTTCTTCTTCTTTTTCTTTCATTAACTGCGATAAGTAGTACATAATTTTTTCATAACGATTTTTAAACTTAGGTTCTTTACTTACGTCACCACCATCGTCCATACCTTGTACAACTTCAAGGTCTTCCATAGACAAGTCTATATCAATATCTTCTTCATCTATAGGATCTCCACCTATTCTACCATTAGCTGCCATATCATCAAAACCAGTCTTGGCTTGTATGCGTAGATCTTCAAAAAACTTAACACCATAGTACCTAACAACATCAGCAGGTACAACGTATTCACCTTCACTTAGTTGCGCTGGTATATCGTCACGAACCTCTTCTGGGAGAGATCCTGTAGGTACTTCATTACCAGATATAGGATCTGTACCCTTAGTACCAAAGCTCATTTCCATTTGATCTTCAAGCGCCATTTACTGTCTCCTTCAGTAGCTTTAGCTTTCTGAGTACATCTATTGCACCCTGTTGTCTATACATTGTGGTAGAGTCATTAGCTGTCTCTATTGAACGCTGTCTCATGCTTATCAATTTATCTATATATTCCTGAAACTGTTCGTAACATTCTTTATCATTAACCAACTGCTTGAGGTGCATTACCTGTAAATCCTTGTTCTCCAGGCGTAGGTGCAGTACCCATGCCTATTTGTGATCCCCCACCACCAGATGTATCAGCCACATCCTGTGGGCCTTGACCTTCTGGACCAGCTACACCTTGCTCTGGTGTTGGCGCTGGTGCTTGAAAACCTTTTAAGATCTCAGCTTGTATAGCTGCATCACCCATAGAGTTAGTAACTTTATCAGGATCTAAGTCCATACTCTTCGCAATCTCTCTGATGATATAATCCATCTTAGCAAACGGTGCAAGTACTGGATTCTGTGCAACCTGTAAGAACTGCATCAATCGCTGACTACGTACTTCGTTAGCCATCAAGCTCTCTGTACCTGATGCATGAACTTCTAAGTCACCACGAATACCTTCATCAAAGTCAAACTGCATGTTAAATGCAAAGAATGCTTTACCTAAAGGTCTAATTAAATAGTCGTCAACATTTTTTACAACAGTTCGTATAGAGCCGTTAGCTGCAGACATAAGCATACTAATCCCAGAAGCAGTCCTTCCCACTCCTGATACCCCAGTTTGTCCGTGTGCAAACGAAGGAAACCCAGTACTTTCATCAGCTAATACCCTTGCTTTATCAAATAGTTGCATATTCTCAGAGGCTACGTTAGGGAACTTAGTACCAAATATGGCCTGTCCCATTGCACCACCTTGTCTTCTAAACACCTTGCCAGGGTACACAGATAGATCTTGACCAGGAACTAAGTTAGTTTCATCAACCTCTATGATAAGGTTACCAGATAATGCAGCATTGTCAATAGCCATTCTCATAAAGCCATTCATTAATGTCTGTGTATCATCCATGTTCTCAGCAATACCTACACCAAAGAAGGAGTATGGGTTATGCTCATAGGGTACAGCGTAGTAAGGAATACGTGTAGGCTTGAAAGGGTTTAATACAAATCGTAGTACTTCACCATTACATGCCCATACATTACAATTAACTTCATCTAAGTCTTTCAACTCTTTAGGTATATCTACGCCATGTTCTTCTAGTAGATCTGTGTCAACAAAACCCCAGAACTCTAACACTTCCCAACGCTCAGATGTTGGTTGAGTGTCGTCATCCTCCATAGTCATTTCCCAGTACTTCTGTACGTAGTCTGGTCCTTTGTCTATTGCTAATTGAACTGAATCATCCATGAAGTATGGTCGTGTCTTTAGTCCACGTAGTTGTGTGCGTGACATCTTATGTCTTTGTACAGTATACTCAGCGTCTGTCATAGACTTAGCTTCAGGGTCAGGGTAAAAATCCCAAACACTTACATGACTACACTCTGGTACTGTCTTAACTAAAGGATCGTATTCACCTTCTTCACCCCAGTTAGGATACTCTTTATCTACAGCAAATGGACCTTTCATTACACCAGTACCCATAAGAGCCATTTCAAATGCCATACTTCTTAGGTGAGTAGATGCACCAGACTCCTGTAGCTGATCGTGTATCTTCTTTTCCATTTTCTTAGCTGCTACCATAGCAGGATGAAATGTTACTGTGCTTGCTGTTGTACCATCACCCTCAACTATTTTTTCACTAACAGGTTGTAGCTTATCACTCATACCAGATAATCTTGACTGTAAGTCAACAAGAGTTTCTCCTGGCTGTAGAGAAGTGTCTCCATCTATTAGGTAGGGCTTGGGTGCTGGATCTTGAGTAACTGCACTCAGTGCCTCTCCTGCTTGCGCTGCGTTAGGGTCTATGTTTATATGTACAGACTCTGCTACTCCATCAGGTAAAACAGATGGGTTCACTGATAGAGGAAACTTGTTGTTACCAAATAGTACGTCTACTATCTGTCCGTATGCTGCTAGTGTTTTAGTTTTAGTTACCTTAACAAAAATACGTGACTTCTCTGTGTCTGTGAATTGTACATCAGAACCGTATATACCACGATAGTTACGATAAGCTTTTAACCATCTTTGTTCGTCTGCATGTCTAGCATCTTCTGCTCTTTTATATCTATCTTCAACAAATTGAATTACACTAGATTTTTTCTCCAAGAGTTTATCATCAGCTTTCTCCGCAGCTATGACATCATCTGTCTCAAACATTTCTTCAGCCATTAGCTGTTATCCTTTCTTCTCCAAGGTCCGTTATTAAAAACTTCCTGCTCTTCACAGTTAGGACACGTGGTGTTCCACATATTAGTATTGTAAGTTATCTCACACTTAGTGCAAGTCGCTACTACATTAGTATCCGAATGTGGAATCACTAGCTTGAAATCCTGTTCTTTGTTTAGCTGGGTTGTAATCCCATATGTTACTTCTTGGTCTTGTCATTATACCATATCTTAATGCATCATACAAGTGGTCTTCTGCTTTTGTGTCTACGTCTTCTGGATTCTTTTTATCCAGTGGTATGCTTGGTATCTGCGCTATTGTGTTAGTGCAGTTATTCATAAATACTAACATAGGCTTTTCTAGGAAGTCATCTACCTTTAAGCGTCTATGTATTTCGTTTTTACCAGCGATACGTGAGCCTCTCGAACGATCTGACGGTCGCCATCGACAACCCTTCATATTCATTTGTTCTGCTAGTGATGGCCCAGTATCGCCACGGTTGTGCCACAAAGAACTATCAAGCACACCATATCTCATCCCACCGTCATGTGCCTCTGCCTCTAATATCATGTCAGCTAAGTCTGTAGCTGTGACTTTAGAGACATACATTTCCCTATAAACTATAAGCTGCTCATCAGGAGATATAGTAAACCAGAGAACACCAGTATAGGAACCATAACCGTAGTCGCAAGCCCTAAAGCGTACCCAGTTGTTAGGCACTTCAAACTGTTCGATAACGTGGGCAGTTCTGTCAAATTCAGGAAATGCTGCTCCCTCGTTGATGTCCCAGTTTCCTTCAAGGAGTTGCTTCCTCTGATGCTCTGGTAGTGATAGGAGCATGGCCTCATAGTCACCCTCTTCGGCAAGGTATGGGTTATCGAAGAGAGATGCAGGAATAAACCTACGCTTGAATAAAGGCTGACCTTCTTTGCTGTGTCCTTTAGGGAATGTAATTGTCTTACTTGATTCAATGTCTGTGGCCCAAAAGTCTTTACCTGCAGGTGCAGGATCTATAAACATTTTCTTTACCCAGCTATGTCCAGCACCGCCTGGGTTTGTTGTAGCTCTCATGTATAAACCTAGTTGTCTACCATGTGCGCTACGTAAACGTGACCTCATATAATCCCAAGCGTAAGGTGTAGGCCATTGAGTGAGTTCGTCAAATCCAATCCAGTTAAATGCTTGTCCTTGATACCTAGTAACATCTGTATCTTTATCCAGATACGACATCCATAACCGTCCACCTTTAGGAGAAGTCCACTGTGACTTACGCTCTGACCATTTGATTCCTGGTATGGCACGTGGATATAACTCCTGAGATTTTTGTATTAGTTCCCTTAGTTCTTCAGTTGTGTGTCGTACAAGGAGTCCAGAGAAGTTTGGATCGTTTAGGCCGTGTAATGGATCTGCCAACATAGCATATGATTTACCACCACCTGCTGCCCCTCCATATAGAACTTCTCTTTCAGAAGAACTTAGGAAGGATGTCTGTGGCCCTGGGTTGGGCTTGAATACGACTTCCTGTGCTTCTTCAACGTCATAATCAGTTGCTACTACCTGCGCTGGGATAGGTTCTTGCTGGGGGGCTTCTATCTCCGCTGGCTTCTGCGTATGCACCGACTCCTTGTGTTTCAAGTTTTTCGATTTCCGCAAGCGTTTCTTGGAGCCACTGGGCAAGCTTGCGTTTAATGTTAGATGCTTTTTTACGTCTTTGCTCAACTTCTATTCTCTTCTTTAGACCCATGTGTGATATATATCGGTCTGCTTCTTTACTCAGCCACTGTGCTACTGCTCTATAACTATACTGCCTGAGATGTTGTTTGGCAAGCTCTAATGCTTCTAACTCATGTTCTATAGGTACAAGTAGTTTATCATTGTCAGGATCTAGTTCATAACCAAATGGTATCTTTTTAGTCATCCTGACAATCTTGTGCCATTGTTTGTTGTGTGTCTTGCTAGGCTTTGGTAGTTGCCAATAACCTAACTCTCGTTGTGGTACTATTCGTTCTGACCTTCTTTTGGTGGTAGGTAGAAGATGCCACCACCGCTAGTAACATCTACTTTATCTACCTTACCAAGTCCTGCTCTGTCAAGCAAGTCTTTTGCTGCTACCATCTTTTCTTTAATGCCTAGCTCTGTAGGATCGTATAACGCACCAACCATAGCCATAGCAGCTTTAGGTGCAGTACGTGCAAAATATGTACGAGTCTTCTCACCAATCTCATCTTTTAAAGATTCAACAATCGTTGCAGTGTTACTGTTATCACCGTAACCTGCCAACTTCTTAGCAGCGACAACATCACCGCCAGCTTCATCAAATAGTACATCTAAGAATCTTTGTTGTTTATCTGTTAGATTCCTCGCCATATATTGCATTCCTTATTTGTGATCTACCAAGTCCTAGATCGTTTAGTTGTCTGTCATCCAACATGTGTAGCATTCTAAAGTCTGCACGTTTTTGTTGTCTGACTACGTGGGCTTTCCACATTCTTCTTAGTAAGTTTTTCATAGCACTATCTCCTTTGTTTGTGTGCGGAGATAGTTATACTCAAATATAGGTCAAGTAGTAGTACCTATTATTGCATATCCGTTATGCTACTTACCTTTCTTCATTGGACGTGCAGGAGGATTAGATGCTCCACACATACCACCTTTAGCATAACCCATCTTTTTCTTAGCCATACCGCCATACATATATCCCATCTTCTTAGCTACTTCTGGTGCTTCTTTCTTTAGTGCTTTCATACCTTTATTCATGTTCTCTTCTTTCCTGATGCTGTTACGGACCACTTAACTTTCTTTGGTCCTGTTTTCTTTGCTGCTTCTGCTTTACTAATTCTACCTGCTACCTTTGCTGGTCTACAAGCTGGGTATGGTCTGCTCTTGTCTTTAACGCTTTTGCGCCCACACTCCTTGCCTGTCTTTACGTCACGCCAGTCTTCCTTGAACCACTTAGTAAGTCCACCTTCAGCAAAACCTCTACGACTTTGTAGTACGTGTCTTGACTTGTGCAACTGATCCTCCCTTGCTATATGTTCCTCCTCTTTTTTTATACGTCTTAACTAACCATGCACTTCCATATGCGCTGGGCCACTTAAACTTTTTCTTAGCTTCCGACTTCACTCTAGAGTACAAAGCTTTGTTTGCAGGAGTAGCCATTACTTCTTAGCTTTCTTTTTTGCAGTTGCACTTAGATCTTTGAAGTGTACAACTTGTTTGCTATTCTTACCATGTGTTGAACCAGAATGTAACTGTCCATTAGGCATCTTATGTGTACCGCCTTTATGTTCAGTCCCATCTTTAAAATAATGCTTTTGACTTTTTGCCATTATGCTTTCCTTGATTTAGTACCAGCACACTTCCACTTCTTACGAGACAAGCGTAGTGGGCTGTTTGGATTAGCTGCGGCCTTGGGGTGCTTCTTCATTTGTCCTGCGCTTCTTGCACAATACGAATCACCTTTACCTGTACCTGGACGTATACGTTTACCACCGTCTTTAGCTTTACCTGCCTGACCGTAGCTTACCTTTACCTTACGTCCTGTTTTAGGATTGGTAGTTGTCTTAGCAAACATCTTACCTTTACGTGGAGTAGCCATTACTTACCTCGAACTTTTCTATAGAGGGTTTTCAACCATGCTATCATACGCTTTCCAAATGTCGTCAATCTCTGTTTGAATAACATCTAACTTGTCTCCTATAGTATCCGTTATTGTAGTAGCTTTGTCAACCTGTGATCTTAGATCAAGTAAAACTTTTTGTTGTTCTAGTATCTGCTGCATGTTAGTAGTTAGCTGTGCAAGTCTAGTATTAAGTCCACGTACATCATTATCTACTACTGCTTGCTCTACTGTTTGTATTCTGCTTTTTGCTTCAGCTTCTAGTGTGTTTAGCTTATTAGTTAACTGTTGCATTTTTGCAACTATATCATTACTTAGTTTTGTTTCGGCTTCTTGTAATTCTTTTGTTATTGCTTGGCTTGCTGTCGTTAGCTGGTTTGCCGCAAATGTTTTATTCGCTGTTCGTTCTCTTGCTGTGTCGTTACTTAACTTAGTCAAGCTTTTTTGTAGTTCTGAAATTTGCTTTGCGTTGGTTCCAGCTTTTCCTAGTGCTTCGTCTACGCCACCCTCTACACCGTAAAACCTGTTAAGAGTATCGTAACCAAAGTATACACCACCAGAAACTGTAGAGAGAACTGGCAGAGCCACTGCAACCATCCAGCCTTTGACATTGAAACCTCCTATGCTAAACTCCATAGACATTAGTTAGGCATGGTTCCGTACTCTTCTACGTACTCACCAGCAGCGTAAATGTCTGCAGCACTTTTCATATCATCTTCTAGGTAGCCCTGCCAACCAGAGCCAAACCCATCATCGTCCCAGTTAATTACAAACTCATCAACGTTCTGTGTGTATGTAATCGCTGTGTAGTTACCAACTACAAATGTATTCTGTGTAGCGTAGCTGTCTATACTAGCTGTTAGCTCAGTGTTGTTAGCTGCAGCCATGAATGCACCAGCTTGCTGTGCGTAGTTCTCCACTTGTGCTACAGCTTGGTTGTACGCATCTACTTCTGCTTGGTCTATACTGTACTCATCTGTACCCATCATACCTTGCAGTGCAGTCTGCTCTGGTGATGTGTCTGCTGTAGCAGCAGTCTCCATTATGCCAGTAGCTGTTAGTATCTCTGTAGAAGCATCTACTAATACATCTATAGCTTCATCCAAGTCATTCATTGCACCTTGGTATTCTTGTGTGAACAACTGCTGTGCTGTAGTAGCTGTCTCGTAGTCATGTCCTATTACAAGTGCGTGTGCATCTAGGTAGTCATCTAACTCCTGTTGAGTAATTAGTCCGTCATTAAATGCGTCATCTACAACAACACCACCCAACGCAGCATACCCTACAGCACCTACTGTATTGTATCCGTTGTCCGTCACCCTGTTCTTGATAGCACCCAGTGAAGATATTAGAGCATCAATCTTTTCCTGGCCTGTCATTGTTAGTGCTGGGTCCTGTGGCCCTGGGTCCACTATCGGGTCTGCGTTTGCTAGACCTGAACTGGTCACTAAGGCTGCGCTTAGTAGTAGTGTCTTTGACAAACTCTTCATTGTATTCCTCCCCTACCCTTAACAAGGTATCCCAAAACTCTTTATCCGACTCGTACCCTACAACAAACAAAGCAGGGTTTTCTCTATATTTCATTATAGCGTTTCTGCCCATCAACAGTCTGCCAGTACGTGCATCGTTTATTGGACATGGAGTATTGGCTAACATCATACTCCTGAACACTGTGGCATCCTGACACATCACTGAGATAGCCGATACCTGTAATCCTAGCCCTCCAACCTGTTGAGGTAATCCCAGCAATCTAGCATTCTTCCTGCGATTGCAATTAGGGTCTTGCTGCATCTCACCATGACTCAGGCCAATTATATTTAATTGTAACCCTCTAGTCTTCGGGATTAAGCAAGAGTCGTTACCTCCCCCACCCATTACTGTTGGAGCTATGCTGGACATTACAGGGTTACTACCTGGGGATGATCCTGCTCCGTTGTAGTTTATAGTCTCACTTTGATTGTTTGAATCTACGTTAGAGTCTTCGTAGTTATTAGAGAAGTCACCCTCAATGTCGTTGCCGTTGTCTGTAGTAGTAGTAGTGTTATTTGTTATGCCATCATCTAGTGGAGTCTGTTCCTGTGCAGATACCGTAGTCATCAACAAAGCTAGGATCAATACACATAAGCTTAGTAGCAGCTTCCTTGTGACCGATAAGTGCGAGTGTTTGTGCATTCTGGTTTCTCTGGCATACAGTATCTCCCACCCTGCATGACGCTGTATATGTTATGGTTTGACAAGCTGTTACTATCATTAATATACATAGTTGTACGCACAGCTTAACGTTTGTCAACACTTTTTATCCTACCCCAGGTCTTTTTCTTTCAGGGTCTAACACTTCATGTTTCTGTAAGTGTCCCTCTAGGTACATAGCTCTCTCTACATGATCCAGAGTAAACCTTTTTCCTAGTCTAGCTTCCAATGCTGCCCTTACATAGAACACGTCTGACTTAGGAATGTGTACACGTCTAAGGCGTTTGTTGTCACCGTCAGCTATTGCATCGTAAAACTCTTCAATCACATCTTCAGAAGAGTACATACTTAATTTATTCTTGTACATAGTCCTACCTTAAAAGGTGGTATGTGTAGTTGCTACATGTAGGAGGAGGAGACATGGAGGAAGAGTAACACATAGATTACTACACATACCTTAGTATAACACTTATTGTTTATTACTTTATATTGTGTTACTAGAAATTAGTATACAAGAGGATAGTATAACTGTCAAGTTAAACTTACCTATGTCCAAACACTTTTTATATAGTTTAACTATTTATTAGTTATATTATTTATTATGTTTAACTTATAATGTTTAACTAACCTGCTCCTGCTACGCAGTTATACTCAGAAATAAGGCTGTGTCAAGTATAAAAGTATCTAACTGCGACAATTTGTACCGTTCTAAAAATAGCTTCTGTGTAGATATACATATACACGTAGGGGTATACCCCCCACTGGCCCTCGCAGGGTGGTCAATAGTAGTTGCTCTTTTAAGTTTGTACTATGTTTTACTAGCTAAGTTACTGTTATTACTACACTTTTATACTGATACATCGTCAATATACTATAAAAAGGTGTGTTATTTATGCAACATTCTAGTAATGTGATCACAAATCAAAGAAGGATGTACAAACTATACCCCTCTTTTGTGATCACAAATAAGCATATCCCCTTAGACAGTATATATATATAAACAAGAACGAATCAGGAACAAATCACCACAAGCAGAACCAAACAGGAACAACTAAAAAAAGAATCGTTACAAAACAATGACTTATAAAATAGTTACAAAAAACACTTGCATCATAAACAGCAACATGCCAAATTGATTACATCGAAAGCGACAAGAAACAAAACGCAAGCAACGTATGTTCTTCAAAGTGTTTCAGCGTCCTTAGACAGCAACGGTGAAAGGCCCTTGTAAATACTGACTAAATAAATACTTGACTAACTAAACTAAATACGAAAGACTGAATACAACACAACAAAAGGTTAAACAACACGAGACAAAAAGTAACACATAATATCGCAATAGCTCATAGCCGTTCAAGTGAGAGTACACTAGAGGCCAGTCAATAGACACACAATCAATAAACGTGGGTGCCACTAAGATTGTTAAGCGAGCCGACATGCTCATAAACACTGAAAAGGTGCTAACCTACTGATAAAAGCGTACTGTATTTTTTGGACACAAGAGCGACTAATCTAGGCCAACCTAGACTTTGCTTGACAATGGGTTGCTGTTGTGTCTTACTGAATACAGCTAGTGCGAATAGCTTATTCTATATTGTATATTATATCATGGAGGACTAAAAATGTACAAAGTTGAAAAGAATATTGAAATGCCAAATCCTATTTGGGGTGGTGTAGTAAGTCACAAATATCCCTTTAACGATATGGAAGTTGGTGACAGCTTTGCGGTAAAAGTTGACCCAACTACAAAGCTTAATTACAAGCAAGTAGCGTGTAGATGTACGTCTGCTATACAACAGCAAAAGAAACGTAATCCTACTACGGACTATGCAATAAGAACGCTGAAAGATGAAAAGTCTATTCGTGTATGGCGTACTAAATAAATATATGTTTTGATTGATTACATCTTAAATGTGGTGTAATCATCTGAATATATAGGAGGACTA